GCAGGTATATTTCCTCTAAAAAAATCGCCTCCCAGTTTAACTGGTATAGGGGTAAACAGATCCCATGCCAATCCTCCAATCCTTTCCAGTGCTCCTGATGTTTTACCGCTCATAAAAGTTGTACCTTCAACGGCTCTCGATCCTGCTGTCAGAGGTATGTCAAGTCTGGAAAGCAGAGCAGCCTTAGCAGAAAATCCCCATCTCATAGGAGTGTCCATCTGTCCTAGCATATCCATGTAAAGAGGCTCACCTGACGGGCCTTTTATTCCCGGCAGATATGGAGCTAGAAAATATCTATTTCTTTCATACCCTGTAAATGGATTCAATGGAGTTCCTTCAGCGCCTTTCTTTTTTACTAATGGCTTATACGGAGCTAGCTGCCCTCCAAATCTTACAGGGTATGGATTTTCATGCATAAGCCTCCCGTGTCTTTTTCCTAGCTTCCCTCCGCTAGTGTAATAAAGACCTTCATCATTTGCTTTAGATATGAAGTCCCCTTCACTGTCAATGAATGTAGAAATGTAATTGAATACATTTGCAACCAGCGTAAAGCTAATTACATATCCTCCCCATAAGTTAACAAAGGATCGGTAGTTTTCGTTAAATTGTATATTGAACTTACGTTCCTGCCCCTTTACTGCTGCACTTGCTGTAAATCCCTTTGGGTCAGGCGGGTACATGTGAGGATACGCAGGTAAAAGCGCTCGCCATGCCTGCTTTAGAAGAGCTTCGTTTTCATTCATAGAAAACAAAGTTCTTCTCATGATTGCACGATTTCGTTTATTTCTTATTGATGCCTGCCAAGGCTGTATTTGAGAGGTAATAACATTTGCCTGCTCAGCTACAATCCGTGCAACCTTTATTGCTCCCGGCCCTCCGGGTTTTCTCATGTCTTCAAGTAGACCTAGCTTCCTTTCAAAGTCTGCTGCATCTACCTCGCCCTTGTCGAACTGTTCTTTTAATTTCTCTTCAGCCTTGTTTAATTTCCTAAAAAACCTTCTCTCTGCAATAGGCAATAAAAGCTGCTCAACAACGCGCTTGTTTGCAACTGTATACATTCCGTCAAATAACCCAGCTTCTACATATCTGCGGAACTGTAGAAATGGCTTTGCTATCTTTCCTGTATTAGAGTACATCCATTTTTCTTCTGCCTGAATGAACTCCCTGATATTTCTGTTGAAGATGGTTGTGTCTCCAACAATACCAAGGTCGCCATGTTCAACAAGCATGGGCCAAGTTATACCTAGCTTAGTGGTTCGCAGAGGATCTTCACCAAATAAAATATCTCTCCTTAGCTGCTTCCGTTTACTTGGCCTAAATGAAACATTAAAGGCTTCGCCAACAAACGACGGAAGAGTAAGTGCTGACATCCCTCTGGTGTGGATCAGTGCTTCGGGAGCAAGAGAGGCTCCAATAGCACGACGCATCATGTCTGAGTGCTGGAATAGAGATCCGGTCAGGTTTATACGCTTGACATTATCTGCAAATCTATCGTAGTGATGAAACGCTTTGCCCTTTTTAGAAGTTTTGCTGATGCCCGGTATATTGAATATCGACTCTAATGTATCTGCAAATGAATTTGGAACAGCCATAGTCCCTGTCGTTTTTACTAGACCGTCTTCATCTACCTCGTACTCCAGTTCGCCCTTGGCGTTTTCTTTTATTATGGGCGTTCCTTTCCATATGCGCGCTGCTGGCCCAGATAATTTAGGAGTCCTCAATGGGCCACCTTCGCCTACATGTGGGAACCAGTTTATATCGCCAGCATCAACTGCAATTTCTAATCTTCTTGCATGTTTGAGCAGAAGGTAGTTAAGCATGAATTCCTGACCTTCTTGTACTCTCCTGAAGGCCATATCTACCGGGTTCCAGCTAACAGGTTCAACCTTGCGCTTCTCTATCATCTCCCTGAAAGTCATGTCGTTTCTGGATTGGAGCCATCGCTGAGTTTCCTGTGGGGTCATTGGAGCGTCCCACATATTTAGCTTCTGCCCCTCCCTTATCCAGTTACGCGGAAAGTAGTTAGGGCTTCCCATAAAGCTCTGCGCTATATTTGCTGCGTTTAGCTTCCTTCTAATAACATCTTCATCCCCTGACATTTGTTCTAGGAATTTCAGGAATTCAACTTCATGGTTGTCAAGTAAAAGCCTAATGTCGTGATACATTTGTTGCAGGAGAGGGAACCCCTCAAGAGAGTCACTGGCCCTAGTTACACTTTTATATGTGTTCGGGTCTAATGCCTCAAACAAAGGCATCATAGTCTCTCTACTGTAAAACTCAGGTGAGAGATGTTTATATTTCTCATCCCACTCATCTGCCAATGCCCTGAGTCTTCCAAGTCCAGCATTTTTACTGCCAGAAAAATCCTGAAGAATAATATCGCCCGCAGTACGACCTGCTATGCCAAAGCCATATATGTCATCAAGCTCTTCAGCAAAGGCATCAACCAGTCCTATAGTTTCAAACTTCCTGTTGAATCTTTCAGGAGCATTATCTGGATTGAAAGGATTTGGGCCGGGGTCGCCAGTTCTCTCAAAGTCTAATAACTTTGTTGTTGCTGCTTGCTCTCTGGCAAAATGCGATGCTGCATTTAGTAAAGTGTGAGAAGCGTAAGGATTGTCTCGCGCATATGCCTCTAGCGACCTTCCTCCAGCAAGATATGCAGCCTTTGCTTCTTGAAGAGCCATCTCCCTTAGATGGGCAATGTGAGCCTCTTCAACTTTATCCACTCCCTTACGTGGATGGGCTGGGTCAAGAGAAACGTCTAGGTCGTCAATATATGTAGCAAGGGCTAGGTCTAGCCCCTCGTATAAGTTTGTCTTGCCTGTCTTCTCGTCTATCATTTTCGTAGCATTAAGATATTCAGCAAGCTCTATGTCAGTTAGCGCCTCTCTTGTAAATTGCGGAAGCCCTTCTCTTAAATCCTGCTCAAAAGTATGTCCTTGCTCTTTAGCAATTTCCGTCAAGGAATTAACTGACCTTGTGAAAAATGCCTTTTCATCAGACTCAAGATGCTCTTTATACCTAACTGGTTCTACGATTCGGTTCCGTTCATCCAGACCTGTAGTAGTAACCTCTGGGTCTTCAGCAGAAGATATAGTTCCTCGTTCTTGTACGTCAGCAGCTTCACTAACCTCTAATCCCTGCTTAGTAGGACTGAGTATATTGTTGTCTTCCTCTATTTCTACAGCAGTAGTTTCAACTTCATCTCCCGTTCTAAAAGGACGCACCTGACTAGCTTTCAAAGCCTGAAATATCTGCTCCTCATCTACCCCTCTCTCTTCAAGGTTTCTCCTTAAGATTTTGAGTTCATCGTTATAATCAAAGCGATCACCCTGATCGACAAGCGGAGCGTCATTTACAGCCTTTACATAAACGCGAAGTAATTCCTCTGTGCTTTCAGGAGGCAATACAGATAACTCTGGAGGCTCTGGGGTTTCTCCCCTTAGTTCTACGTCTGTAGTTCTTGTTTCTTCTTCTGTTCTAATTCGTTCACCATACCTTTCAACATCAGAGCGAGTGATTCGCTGACGAGTAGCATTTATTTGCGTATTGCCTACGGTAAGATTCTGCAATCCTCTGCCCGGACTTATAGACTCAAAGGCATCTGCGTCTGGAATTGCTTCAAATAACTGCGCCGATAGCTCCATTATCCTAGAACGGGTTAGTGGTGGTGCGTCGGCATTTGCTACATTGTCATGCTTGATGCTTATGCGATATACGTTAGAAGGAGCAGGTCGCGGGCCTCCTCTGGTTATTGCTTGCATCGACGGATCATACGCAACATTAAGGCGAACTCCGATAGCCCAACTATCCGCGTTCATGTTTCGAAGAAATAGAGGAGTCCCATCCGCTCTCTTGCCTTCTACTTTGTCTGCCCGGATTTTTAGAACATTCCCTGAATTCAAGTCCGTAACAACTAGGTCTTTTCTATTCGCAAGTTCCAGATTCATTCTCAGCTTGTCGTTGCCGTAAATAACTTGGTCAGCAGCATCGCCGGGGGATTTCTCTCCCTTAGTTTGCTCTAGAATGTCGTCAATCACTTGTTCTGTTGTTTTTCCTTGAAGATCAGCCTGAACCGGAGGTTTCTCTTCAATCATTCTGAAGGTAAACCCTTTTCCAGATTCTCTTGGAACAGGAGGGTCGCCATCAACTCCGCCTGCAACTCGTGCTAGCTGCTCTCCACGGGGATCACCTGCCCATCTTCCGGTTGACTCTGCTCCCCTTGGAATTGCAATGTCAGGTTCTAATGTTGCCCCTTCTTGTGAAGGACGCTTCCAGCTATCTACCTGAGATGTATCTATTACAGGGCCTCTATATCCCTCTGCTTTTGCCTGTCGTTCTGCTTCACGCAAAATACCGTAGGCATCTTTATATCTCTGGGTAGTGCCACTCTGGTCTTTCCAAGCGCTATTGTTATAGGTTTCGTCCCATACTTCCATAGCCTTCTTTGTGTCATGGAGTAATGTGGCAGTATTTTTTGCTTTTGGAACTACCCTTGCGCCAGCAAGACCTGCCTTGGCAGCGCCAAACGTACCAGTACCTACTGCTAATCCACCTGCTAATTGAGCCGCGCTTCTTTGCCATCCGGTAACACTTGGATCAAGCCTGCGATCTACTTCTTGCGCTCCATAAACTGCACCTGTTCCAACGCCGAGTTCGTATGCAGTCCCTACATTTCCGCTTGCAAATGGCCTTACTACGGCAGCAAGTCCTCTTGGCGCATATTGTAATGCTGGGCCAATAACAGGAACATTTCTTGCTGCTTGAGTTACTGCCCCTCTCAATACCCCTGCTAGCGGAAGTCCAAATCTGCGAGTCAGCATCACAAGGCTAAGATCCGCAGGGCTTGTCATTTGAGAGCCAGCCAGCGCAAGGTTTCGCTTAAGGCTGTATCCGGTTTCTGCTTCAGGTAGTGCCTGAGCTGCCTGAACAGGGCCTTGCATCCCCTGCCAAAACGATACAGGGCGAGTTGTATTTACCCAGCTAGGCGCACTCGTAGTATCGAGCAATGCTCGTTTTTTCTGAAGGTTAGGCTCTCTTCTGGCTGCTTCTAATAGCTGATAGTCGCGAGACTGTTTCTCCATGTGCAGCCTGATTGCTTCACTGCCGCCAGCAATTCTGCTGCTTATCCAGTTGGTAAAATTTCTAGCTGATTGAGAAGAAAAAGGTGGTGGCATTAGTAACCAAATGCCGTTCTAAAGCCTAAGAGGTTTTGCTGGTTAGCAGTAGATGGCTGCCTGATCCTGTTGCGAGTAAAGTCATACTGGTTGCTTATAAAATCAGTAAAACTGGTAGGCTCTTCTTCCCTTTCCCCCCTGCTTACCTGCCCTAGTTGCTGACCAAACTGACCAAGATACTGGTTAAAAGCAGGTTGAAACAGGTTACTGGCCTGCTCTCTCTGAGCAGCGCCATAACCCTGCGGAATGAATGACTGAAATATAGTCTGCCGACCCAGAGGATCGGTTTCTAACATTTCCTGCCAGATATTATTGCCAAAGAAGTTCTCAGGCATATTACCTAGAACTCCTTTTTAAGCTCCACCCGTTTTTTGCAGCATCCAGTTTGCATAGCTTCCGGGCTGTATGCCTGACTGTGCATATTGATCCCAGAATCTCTGTGCAGCTTCATCTACTATTCGACCGCCAAATCTGGCTTGCCCAAGAACGCCCATTCTGTTTCTCAATGCTGCACCTGCAAGGGCGTTTACTTCACGGGCTTGATCTGCTCCTGCGCTGCCGGGACTTGCATATTCCCCCAGTCCTGCCAGTGGAGCCATGCCCATCGCTCCAATTCCTGACAGGAACTGATGTGCTGTTTTTCCAAATGCTTGACCCATCCCTAGCCCGCCCTCAGTCATAACATCGCCCACACTTCCTAAGAAGCCTCTAAATCCTGCTGTTGCATCTGGGATTGTATCGCCTATCGCCGAACCGTATGCCTGTGCGATTGATCCAAGGAGTCCTGCCTGCTCTCCCAAGCTTTGAGCATATCCAGATCCAGCAGCCATTGGCATCTGCGTACTGCCAATTCCCTGTCTTTCGCGAAGCCAGTTTCTGAATATCGAAGCAGGAACTGCTGCTTCCAGATTTTCCGCAACGGCTCCCGGCCCACCACCAAGGTTTTCAAATCCAGCGGGGTTAAGTATCGGCAACGACTTTAGCATATCTGAAGTTGCATCTGCTAGCCCAAACCCCTGTACCACCCCGGCTACTCTGTTCCAGTCGGAATCAAAACCAGCGGTTGATCCAGACGTTTGAGGAGTAGGCACAGCGCTAGCAGATTGCAGATAACTACCTTCTGGTAACAGTTGCGCATCAATTAAACGGTCAATTTGCTCGTTAACATCACCAGTATTAAGCGCTAGTATTTTCTTGACTACAGGCCCCGCTGGGGTTTGTATAACTACAATATGTTCTATAGGCACAATTATCTTCCTTACTGCCCGCTAACAGGCATTACATTGCTGTTTACAAGCCCCGTATCTCTCTGCCTAGGAGCAGTTGTATTAAATCCAGCCTGCGGTGATGGGTTATTACCCATTCCGCTGAATGATACAGCAGGAACGGCTCCATTTGCAGGGTTGAACCGCTGGTTATTGCCAGCACCGCCCATCCTTGGCGGGGCAGAAAGATCATCGGCTGTCTGGGAATTTACCATCGTCATAGGTGGTATTCCCTGAGCCAGTTGCTGTAGCTGGAACATTGCCATTGAACCCTGTAGCTGGTGTTGCAGTACCGCAAGTCTCATCTGGTCATACAGTGCAGCGACCAATGCATTATCCCCGTCTTCCTGTGCTGCCCTTAAGGAATCAAGCAATGCTGCTATTGGGGTATTTTGATATGCAAGCATTGTCTTGTTCTGATCTGCAAGAGTCTTATGACTCTGCATTTTCAGGATATGTTCCCTAGTCCATTCAAGGGACGCAAGGGGTTCGCCGCTTGGTGTCGGGGTCATTGCCATCTGTGCAATCGACCACCTGACAGTCTCATCTTCAGGAAGCGCCAGAGCCATCTCTACTTCTACTGAATCGTGACCATGAACATCAAACGGGGAAATCTGCTTATTGGAAAACCTGTGGTTGTCAAACCTTCTGCCTGAAACAGTGATCGGGGAAAATGCACCAGTCTCATACTGCCCCAGCATTACTTCCAGACAGCCTTCAATGCAGCGTCTTACTGCTTCCATTCTGGGCTGAACCCTGTGTTCTAGGTTGTTTCCAAGCTGCCTTAATGCAACAGAAGACAGTGGTTTATCAAGTAATCCGAAAGACTGGGGTGGCAGGCCACCAGCTACTGATTCCTGATTGATTATATTCAGAGCAGCGCCGTAGGCATTAGTAGCATCAGGCTCTAAGAAAGGCTGGATGTCTTCTTGGTTTGCAGTAGACAGGGGAACCTCTGCCCCTTTTTCTGTAGACCCGTCTTCAAGGGCGGCCTCACCGTCAATGGAAAATATCTTCTGTCTGGGATTGCTGGCCTTGGCAGCCATGTCTATACCGTAGGAGATAAGCCTGTTGTGCTTTTCGTAAAGCTGCCTGTTCTCTGCAAATACAGATTCCCCTACATGCTGGCACATATCGTTATCGCCAGTTGTTCCTGCAACCATTGGGTGTGCGGTAACAGGAATAGCAATAATGGGGAAATTCAAGGTAAAGACAGGATGCATCGGCCTTGCCCAGCGCTGGTCGATAATCATTCCTGAGAAGTAAATAAAGGGGTGTCGCTCAAATGGGTTCTGCGACTGGGGGTTATACAGGGGGTTTTCTGATTTCAGGTAGTACTCGTAGGCTGCCTCTGACTGGGTTTCGTCTGCTCCTTGGAGATCACGGGTTGTAAATTCAAACCCCGGATACTGAAGCCTGATCTCCCGCCTTGTCATGTAGGTTCTATAAGCTGCCCATTCTGGTTCTTCTGGCCCCATTCCCACCACAAGATGCATTGGATCTAACGGAAGAATATCTTCGTATGTTTCCCCGTTTTCCCTTTTACGAAGTAAAGCCCTGACTGCTGCATACCTGCCACGGACTACGGTAAACCAAGCAAGCTGCTCCTTGATTGTTGGCTCATGCTTACGACGAAGCCTTCTATCAGAGTTCGCAAGCATACCGATTGAGAGCTGTTCCAACGCATCGTTTACGGATTCCTGCTCTTTAGTTGCGTCATCATTCGGAACTCGTATTACTACTTCGGTACTGTTGATAAACGATATTATCTTCTCAGCCATTACTCTGGGCGCATTGGTGGTATAGGCATCTTCAGGAGAGATTGAATCCTCTATATCAGGACTCCATCGCTTCAGCGTATACAGGTCATAATCGTCTTCCATCCGATCCATAACGGCGTGATTCTCTTCAAATTCCCGCTCTATCTGGTCGAATATACGCCGTGCAGCCGCTTCTTCTTCCTGTTCGGCTTGAAGTCGGGCTTGCTCTTGATCTTCCGTGCTAAATTCTTGAGTGGTCATACAATAACGGTTTCATGGCGTATTGAACGCCGTTTTACTCTTATACGTTTTCTAAGCCCACGTCCGGTAGCATATCCCATCTGGTCAACTAGCAGGTAGATTATTGCTTTGATTCCATCACAATAGTCGTCCCTTGGGCGTGAATCAGTTACATTTCCCTGCCTGTCTGTCTTATAAGAATATACGTGAACTTGGTTATCAAAGGGGTTTACCGCCCCTCCAAGCTCTGAGATTACTAATTTACACGATGGGTCAAAGATTATTCCCGGTTCCTTGTGGATCGGGTTGACCTGAAGGCTGGTTTTCATCCTGTCCAGACCCGGAAGCAGGTTAACTCTCTGGTGTCTGAGTACCAATCCTGTTTCCCTTAGCCAAACCTCCTCGTTTGACTCCTGCGCGCCAGCGTGTGCTGCGCCCGCAATATCAATAACCCCTACTTTGTCTGCATTTTTCCACCAATAGCGCTGTTGCGCAAGGTAGCAGATGTCTTTTACGGTAAATCCGGGGTCAGAAATCTTATTTATCGCTATTTCGTCAAAGACTACCCACTGATCTGCTACTTTCTGCATTGCCTCAACCGCATAAGTAGAGCTCCTGCCCGAATAACCGGGGTCAATCCCAAGATAAACAGGCAAATCAGGGTCATAAGAGCACTTCTGGACATGAACAGTGCTGTCAAAGTTCCCAAACACACGGCCTGATGGCGGCGCGGGTATAGCCAGATGGCGTTCCTTGTATACATCTTCAGGAAGCATGTTCTTGAGATGCATTAAAGTCTCATTCTTCTCCCCTCCGGGCCACGCAAAGCGGTTTTCATGGCTGGGAAAACTAAAACTCCGCGCCCTGTCAACAACCTGAGCCGCACCTGACTGCCATTTAGTCCATAAAGTTGGATACCAGCCAAGACTGTTCTCAAAAGTCCCCGTCAGGATGAACTGCCCGAAGTCTTTATACATGCTTCTCGACTGCCCGGCCCTTCCAAGCAGCCTGAAGTAGACA